TAGCAATGCCACGCCCCGTGCGGATTGCCGTAGAACATGTCGCCGACCACCGGCTGATTCATGAGGCCGAGGACCGGGCGCCCTTCATGGCTGAGACCGATGAGCGTGGCCCAGGTCGGCATGCCGCAGACGAAGCTGCGGGTGCCGTCCACGGGGTCGAGCACCCAGGTGAAGGCGGAACGGCCTTCCTTGATGCCATATTCCTCGCCGTGGATGCCGTGGTCGGGAAAATGCTGCTCGATCAGCCGGCGGATGGCGCGCTCGCCCGCCCGGTCGCCCTCGGTCACCGGATCCCAGACGGGGCCATCCTTCACCTCGATCGCGGTGTTCTGGCGGAAATAGGGGAGAATGGCGTCTGCCGAGGCTCCGGCGAGAGCGATGGCAAAGCGGGTGAGTTCGGCCCAGTCCGGCTCGGTCATGCGTGTCCCCCTGTTCCTCCTTCCTACGGGACGGACCAGACAGTCTCAAGACGAGCTTTCATGTTGCAATGCAGCAAAATCCCCTGTCCATGCGCTATGTGCATGGCTTCGTGAGGGGTGATCCTAACCTATTCAATATTCAAGCAATTCCGCCCAGCTTTGCATGTTCTTTCAGCCCAATCTGCGCAGATTTTGACCGGTTGTGCAAAATTCTGCGGGCAGGCCTCTTGATTATGCCATTTCGCACTGCCATATCCGGCCTCGCGAGACAGCGATGTCTCGTAGCCCTTCCTGGGCGTTTCCTCCCTAGACTTGGGCCGCGAGGTGCAAACCGTAGCGGCCCTTTTTTATTTTACCACAGTCACTTAGCGGTTTCATCTGTTTTCCGCTGCATGGGTTTTGCAAAGTTTTCTGACAGCCCGCGCACAAAGTCATGCACCTCGGTCATCTCGAGATGACCGTAGGTTTCATCGACCACGGCCAGCTTTTTCCACCCACCGGCCTCTTTCAGGCGCTTGATGCTTCCCCCGGCCTTGAGAAACCGTGCCGCGAAGGCGTGGCGGCCCAACTCATGCCCATCCCGGTAGGGTAGCCCAGCGGCCTTGTGGGCGCGTCTGAGTGCCTTCCCGACGCCTTGGGTGGTGGTGTAGCCCCAGCCACCAGCGGGCCACGTCCAGCCTTCCGGCAAGGGCACCATGCGGGGGTCTCCATTCTTGGTCTTGCCGGCCAGGGCAAACCCGTCCCGAATATCACCCTCGGTAATCCTCAGGGCCTCGCCCGTCCGTAACCCGGTGAAGGACATGAGCCACACCAGGCGGTGCAACCCTTCCGACAGGTGGGGCAGGAGTTTGGTCAAATGGGCATCGTCGGCCGGGTTGATCTGCGGCTTGGCTTCGTCGCGGCGCTCCCATATAGGCACATAGGCGCCGGGTAGCTTGGCCCGCACCGCAGAGCGCATGATGGCGACCATCGGGCCAAACAGCTGGCGGTTCAGGGTGGACGCCTTGGCATCGGGGTATAGCGCCCGAGCGGCGGCGTCGATCTCCACCTGTCCAATGTCCGCCAGCGGCGTATCTTTGAAGTGTTGCACCAGCACAGCTAAAAACCTCTTCCCCTTGCCCTTATCGACATAGACCTTCACGGCATCTGCGAATGTGGCTGGTTGGACTTTTCCAAGCGCCGCCTCGTTGTAGATTTCCCGTTCGCGCTTGAGGCGGTATTCTTCGGCGAGGGCTCTTTCAGGAGTTCCAGCACTTTCAAATACCCTGATCCCTGCGACCGTGCCGGTGATGATGTAATTCGGCGACCGCTTCGGGTATTTCTTGAGCCTGAGCATGTGAGGTAACCTAGAAAAGCCTCGACCTGGGGTTCGGTGAACCCTATGCCTCGGCCGAGTTTGCAGCAACAGCCTGCTTCCTTGGCCTTGGCAATGAGGCGCTTCAGAGACGGGCGGCGATTTTCCGGGAACATGGTGCGGACTTCCTCGGGGCTGAGAAGTTTCATTTACGCCCCTCCCGAATAATCCGGCTCATCGGCCGCTTGTTGCTTCGCCCATGCGCGGTAGCACACACCAATTCCGATAATGATGCCGACCGAGACGCCAGTCAGGAAGATGAGCGTTCCCATCATTCGCTGGTTTCCTTGTCCTTGAGGGCGAGAATTGCCTTCGCGATCTCGTCGGCGCATTCCTGGTGGTCGCGGTTCTGGCCCCAGCGCCGGAAGTTCCTTGCCACCTTCGCGGCTTCGGTAAGGGTGGCGGTGACGATGTTGGCGATCCAGTTTTCATAGGTGCCGTGATCGGTGGTGCGGCAGGTGTCGATGACGCGGGCGATGAGGGGCTTGGTCATGCCGGCCTCTCGACGTTTGCGATCACGCCATCGATGTAGGCGATCACCTGTTTGAGGTTTCGATTCTGCGTCTGGTGTGCGGCGAGCATGTCGCGGAACAGGGTGAGGAAGTAGACGCGATCCGACTTCCGCAGGGCGTCAAGTTCGTCTTGGGTGTGTTCGGCTGGCTTGGTCATGCTGCCTCCACAATGTGATCCTGAATCCACCGACGCATGCGGTGAAAACGGGTCTCTGGCGTTTCATTCCAGGGGCCAGCTTCGTCATTCTCAAACATGATTTCGCAAGCGAGCGCGCGAGGAAGCCCGAAAAATCCGGCCACCATATCCTCGTCATATGGGTCAATATTCGCCATCTCGATGCCCCGCGCCTTGCCGACCGCACCGAGGGTGCAGTAGCTGCCGCTGACCTCCAGCTCGTTCTCAACCAGTTTCTTCTCGGGCAGGGCATCGAGGGCGGCCAGCGCCTCGCGCAGGAACGCCTGGCCTTTCTTGCCGCGAAGTGCGGATTTCACCGCACCGCGCCAACGGATCAATGCCCACTGGTCATCGCAATCTTCGCTGTATCCGCTGCGGCTCATGCCACCCACCACACGAATGCCACCACCACAGTCAACACAGCCGACCCGATCACGATGTCCCGAATGCGCCCAGCGACACCGGGGGATGCCGCTGGGCAAGGATCACTCGTCGTTGTGTGTGTATCGCTTCCGAGGAAGCTGCCGCAGTGCCGCTGCGGGGCCGGAATCCGGCGATCGCCGGAATGGGGTTTGAAATCGATGATCTGCATCACTGGAACCCTCGGCTCTGTATCTTCCGCTTGGGCTTCGGCCACGCGCCGATGGCCTTGCGCTTCTGGCGCTTCATCTTGGAAATTTGTGGCACGTCCTGCCCGCTCGTCTTGAGGCGATGGCATTTGCTGCAGAGTACCTGGCAGTTGCCCAGCACAGGCTCGCCACCCAGCGCATCCGGGATGATGTGGTCATACTCGGGGCGGCCGATGATGCGTGTAAGACACTGCTCACATTTGCCGGCGCAGCGTTCCCAGGCTTGCAGTTTGATCCGGTGATCGAACTCCTGTCTCATCAGCGCGGCTCCCGGAAATGCTTGATGGGAGCGACGAACTGGTAGCGGCCCATGCGGTCCACCTTGAGCCATCCGCGCTCTACCAGGCCTGTCACTCGCTGGTGGGCATTGCCGAGGCCCCAGATCATCGACCGTGCAAGGGCTCGGAAGTTGATGCGGAAGTCTTCATCGTGAGGCTGTGTGCCGACGAGGAAGCGATAGACGCACGCCTGTTCCGGCGTCATGCCGTAACGCTCCCGGCCATCGACCGGGATGCCGAGGGGATGAGCGGGGATGGTGCTTTGGGCAAGGGCGAGGTTCATGGCAGAACATCCTCGGGATCGGCGCCAAGCAGTGTCACGACCTCTGCCAGTTTGGCGCGGTGCTTCGACAGCCTGCGGCTAATCCGCGACACGCCCTTGATGATTGTGGTGTGATCCCTATCCCCCAGGAACCGACCGATTTCCTCATGCGTGCGAGGCGTCATGTGGCGGGCGAGGTAATAGAAAGTATCTCGGGCTCCGATGATGTAGTCATAGCGCCGGGCGCTCATCACATCCATCTTGCTGACGCGGAAAACGGTGCAGACAGCCTCAAGCAGCTGCATCAGCTTCGGCGCCCGCCTGACGAAATCAACGCCTTCCGTAACTTCAGCATTCGCTTCTGCATCGAGAATCATGCAGCCCTCCCTTCGTGCGACTGTGATGGATCAATGCCGGTGACAGCCGAGATGTGGTCAAACACCAGCCGCGAGACCTCGAGGAACTGCTTCTTGGGAAGCGCGCGGCGCGACATCGAGCGTGCGGTGTAAACCGTCACCGTGTCGGCCTTCACCAACGCCACGCAATATTGGTTAAACAGCCGGAAGGTGTTCGCGATCTGCGGCGCGGTCGCCTTCGTGCAGGGCAACGTCACCTGGTCGCAGTGACCGATGGCGATCAGGCAGTGTTTCCGCATGATCTCGGCATTGGGCCACATCTGCAGATGCTCATCGCGGAGATTGGAGTGAGCATCGCGCAGGGCGGCGAAAAAATAGCGGCGAGAACTGTCTGCCGACATCAAGTCACCACTGATAGGCTCTCCGCAGTTCGGGCATGTAACGTCCTTAGCCATCTACGTGCCCCCACGTAATCTTGTGCCTAATCCTCCACACGCTTGCCTGGCCGACGCCAAAGCGCTTTGCTATGTCGCGTTGCTTCCCCTTGGCGGCGCGAATTTTCCTAACATCATCTTCTGTCAGTTTAGCGTTCGGACTTCTTTCTCCACGGATGCGCGTACCGTGTCGAACTTTGTCCGCTTCATTTTCCTCAAAGGTTTTCCATTCCATGTGCTGGGGGTTCACACATCCAGCGCTTCCCTTCCCGCAAGTGTGTGCAGCATGATGCCGAGGCGATGGTCGCGGCCCATTTCTATGTTCACACATGGTGGCGTGGACGTTCTTCCCGCGACCGTTTATGCACCACCTCGCGTAGCCATCGGTGCTGCGATGGAACGGCCAGATAAGGCAGTCAGCCCCTACGTGATTTTTATGTGCCTCTATCCATTGCGGAAGGGTCCCCGGAGTAGGGTTCCCCATAAGTGGGTCGCCGTATTTTTCGAGACGGTAAAGATGATTGCGACAATAGCCGCGCCGTTCCGCTGCTTTGTCGCAGCCGGGAGTTGGACACTTGCCCTTGCTCATGCGCCGGCCTCGCGCTCGATCTTCTCGATCTCCTGCTTGAGCGCCAGGGCGTCGGTCTTGTTACGCGCCCAGAACTCCTGCAGCGGCACCCGGTTTAGGTTCTTCCACTGCAGCACCTCATGGGGCTGCATCTTGCGGAACCGATCCAAGATCATGTCGGTGGCCTTGCCGAGCGGAATGCGCTCGAGCCCGTCGCCCATGTCGAACAGAATGGCCTCGACGCCGCCGATCATCTGCAGGCGGGTTTCCACGTTCGCCTTTTCTGCGATCTCGGTGGCGGTCAGGTCGATGGTCCTGGCCCGGTCGAGTTCTTCCTCGGAATAGAGGGCGCTGAGATTATCAGGCCACCCGCGGCGCAAGGCCTGGGCCTCGGCACACTTGGCGATCATCAGGCGGGCCATTTTCCGCCAGTTGTCTTTCTTGGGGTCAAGGTGGAACTTGCCGTTGCCCTTGAAATAGGATTTTCCGCTTTCGGACTTCTCCCACTTCCCATCCTCGACAAGGGGGGCGTGTTCATCCCAGAACGCAATGGCGGTGACGGGCCACCAGTCGCCATGCACCCGCTTGTAAACTGTCACCTCGGCGCTGATGATGCCGAGTGGATTCTTGTCCTTGTCGATGCTCCGCTCGTCATAGGTGATGCGTGCAGGGCGGTCATCGGGGCGATAGTCGCCGGAACGGTTCGCGATAGAGCGGAACCCATCGATGCCGACCACCAGAGACATGCGGCGCTTTTCGGCATCGTTCTTATTGAACACAAAGGCATAAATCTGCTTCCGCAGGGGATCGAGACCAAGCTGCGCCGAGACGTGCATGAACTGGTCAAACTCGGTGGCGTTGCAATCGGGGTTCATGCGCTGGATGAGTTGAATCTGCGCGGGCCGGAAAGCATCAGACATGGCGACGACATTGGACATGGTCAGACCCTCACTTGGATGGTTTCGCCGCCGTTGCTCATCATGGCGCCAGGCACATCACGCTTTTCCTTGAGCGCATCGGCCACGGCCTTCTTGTCCAAGACAGGATCGGCCGACCGCCAGAACTCCGCGGGGATCAACGATTCCTCGAGGATCAGTGCATTGGGCGGGGTGGCCTTGCGGGTGATGACGCCGGCAGGCGTGTCAACCCGATGGATCTCGCCCGACTGCATTGCGGTGAGAATTGCGGCGCGGCGCATGGCCTTCCGCTTTTCGATGCGGTCTTCCCGGTCCTTGAGTTTCTTGATCATTTCTTTGGTACCGAGCAGCCAAATGTCATCTTGCATGTTCTGCTCGGCGGCCATTGAGATCAGCCCGCGCAAGTCGATCTCGCCCTCGATTGTGTCGGCGATGACTTCCAGATCGTCGCCTGCAATCTCGCGCAGTTGTTCCTTGAGAACATCGGCGGCGCGGGTGGCCTGGTGGAGAAGGTGGTCAACGGCGCTCATCGTGACATCTCCACATCAGCGGCGTCTGCCTTCACCAGTTCAAGGCCGAACATCGCCGCCAGCTTGTCGAGTTCATCCACAGCCATCCTGCGGCGCTCCAAGGCGGCCACACCGCTATAACGTTGAAGCGCATGTGCCTGTAGGAGGTGGCCAGCAGCAACGCTTGCACATAGGTGGGCGGTGAAGAGGTCGGGTTCGCGGTCCATCAGGCGGCCTCGCTTTCGCGGCGCCGGGTTCCGTGCAATGGGCAATCGCCGCTGTGCCAGAAACCCACCTCACCGTTAGCGCCATAAGGCACACCCTTGCCGTGGTGATTATCAATGACCGGGCAAGTGCAGCCCAGCTTGACTGCTTCGGGGCTCCCTGGGTTCGGTTGGTCGGCCATCAGGCGGCCCTCACGGTCGCGATGCCGTCATCGCATGCGGTGCAGCGGTAATACCGGGCACGCTCCGAGGGATTGATGCTGTTCTCGCGCAACTCGCCATGCCCATGACAGACGGTGCAGACGCATTCGTCGGCGCGGATCTGGATGCGCTTGGTGATGACCGAGCCGTCAACGCCATAGCCGAGCGGCATGCGGACGGTCTTTGGGAAATGCTTGTTCTTGCCGGTGAGGATGATGCGCGAGGTCATGACGACTTCCTCCCGGCCCCGGCCCCGGACCCGTCCCCGGACCCGTACCCGTACCCGTACCCGTACCCGGACCCGTCCCCGTACCCGGACCCGTACCCGGACCCGGACCCGGACCCGTACCCGGACCCGTCCCCGTACCCGGACCCGTCCCCGTACCCGTACCCGGACCCGGACCCGTACCCGGACCCGTCCCCGGACCCGTACCCGGACCAGTCCGTGGCCGGATCATATTCCGCGTTGAAGATCATCACTTCCATGACCCGCCCTCAACCTTGCGAATGGATTCAGCGGCGTCATCGGAACAGTCGATGAGAGCGCAAGCATTGAAGACGGTGACGGTGGCCTGCGATGGGCTGAACTTGCAGGCATCAACCTTCACGCCATAGGTGGCGCAGTCGATGAGCGTGCCACCCTTTGCCGCGCGCCACTGCCACATCTGTCGGGCATTGGTGAGGTGAATGGTGGAGCCGTCATTCCCGGCATATTCGCCGAACAGCACACCAGCATCGCGGCTGCGGACGATGACGGGGCGGCCCATCTTGCCGATGGCTTCCGGTGCTGCCGGGGGCTTCGCGCCCGCATTCAGCACGCCAGCAATGGCGATGGCCTGTTCGATGGTGAGGGTGGTTGCGGTTTGCATGCAATGATCTCCCTGTGATGGGAGAGATAGTTGCACAACATGCAACGCTATGCAAGAGAATAGTTGTGCAACTCACACTGCGACATAGTGTGGATATTATTTCAGCCAATGCATGAGGAAAAGCGATATTCGCGCACAAGTAGGGGTAGGCGTGTGCGCCTGAAAATTACGCAGCGTTCGGTTGATTTGGTATTACAATTACCCGTTCGTGCCGGTGCGCTTGGGGAATGTGACTTCTATCGACCTTTGAATGTGTTCGATCTCGTCTTCACTCCGACCCTCAAAGAATCGTTTGAGCCAATCTTCATGCGGGTGCCGGAAAAGGTCTTCGGGGTCGCATGAAAATAAGGCTGCAAGCCTCTTTTGCCAATCAACGCCAGGTGTCGATCCATTGTACCAGCGAGACACCAAGCCCTTATCTGCTCCCAGCTCTCGGGCGAGATCGGCCTGCTTGAGCCCGCGCTTCTCAGCCCATGCCTCGATATAATGAGGGCGGCGGGGCTGCTTTGACGGGTGAATGGATGAAGGTTTCGGCATTCCTGAAACATAGGACGGCAAACCCAATAAGTCGTTACCCCAAGGCGCAACCATGATACTTGACCTTTGTTGTAAGTTGTGCAACTATTTGCCCCATGAACTCGCCCCTTACGGTGTACCGGAAAAAGAACGGCCAGACGCTTGAGGCTCTGGCATCGCTTCTGCGTGTAGACAAATCAACCCTGTGGCGGTGGGAGATTGGCACCGTTCCGGCCGCCCGCGTGGTGGAGGTTGAGCGCGTGACGCGCATCCCTCGCCGCAAGCTTCGGCCTGACATTTTCGGGCGCACATCATGACCGCAGCCTCCGCTTTGCATCCTTCACTCCGCGCCTGCGGCGGTTCCATTCCCAGCCTGCCCAGATCAACAGCGCCCCGCCCAATATCATCTCGATCATCGTCTCTCTCCCTAGCGCCGTCCTCCCCGGACTTGCAGTCCCGCGGCGCCGACTCGGCCAGCCCACCCAGTAATGCGTCGGGCTGGCCGCTTTTCTTTCGCGCTCCACATATGCGCCCGCTTGCATCTTTCAAAAACGTAACTCTGATGGGAAAGGCTTACACATGAAGCCGCGCCGCTTTGGTGAGGATTTCTATCTCGGTCTCAAGGCCAGGTGGCACCAGTTGGTGCGCGAAGCTGGTGGCACCGCCTATGCGGCCGCGCTCACCGGCACCTACGAGTCTCGCATTTCGGAGTGGGGAGCGAACCAGCATCTCGACAAGTTTCCGCCGCTCGACAAGATCGCGGACATCGAACTCGACCGCGGCATCCCGCTCATCACGCGCTATTTGGCCGATCTCCACGGCTACGATCTGGTGCAGCGCGAGGCGCATCAGGAGCGCGGCATTCACTCCCATTTCAACAGCATCGTGACTGAGGTGGCTGAACTGCAAACCCGCATGGCGACGGCAATGTCAGATGGCACCATCACCGACCAGGAGTGTGCCGAGATCGCCAAAGAAGCACAGGAGGCGGCGAACGCCCTGCAGGCGATGATTGCCGAGTTCCGCGCGCCTGGCACCATTCGGGCGGTGAAATGATGGACCTGTTCTCATACGTTCCGCCGCAGATACTTGGCGACCGCCAAGGCGAGACATTCGACCGCGCCCGCGATGGTAAGCGGCTCGACGGCCAGGCCGGTGATGTGTTCCGCCTCATGCAGGACGGCGAATGGCGCATGCTTTCCGAGATCAGCATGGCAACGGGCCATCCCGAGGCCAGCGTGTCGGCCCGCCTCCGCGACTTCCGCCGGGCCGGCTACACGGTCGAGCGCAAATATCTGAGCAAGGGCCTGTGGGCATATCGGGTGCTTGGCGCATGATCACGCTGCCCTGGCCTCCGAAGGAACTCAGCCCGAACGCCCGATGCCATTGGGCTGTGAAAGCGCGGGCGGCCAAGGCTTACAAGATTGATTGTTGGGCCACCTTTGCCCGCGCCCGCAAGGCGCTTCGCGGCAAGTCGGCATTCGCGGTCACGTTTCACCCACCAAGCAAACGCAGGCACGATTTAGATAACTGCCTCGCCAGTGTGAAGGTCTGCATCGATGCCCTTTCCGACGTGACCGGCATTGATGACTCCGAGTTCCAGTTCACGATTGCCAAGGGCGAACCCCGCAAGGGCGGCGCCGTCATCATAACATAGGGGAGGCAGCATGACCGACTTCTGGACCGCAGACCGCATCGAAACCCTGCGGGTGAAAAAGGCCGAGGGCCTGAGCGCCACCGAGATCGCTTTTCGCATCGGTGATGGCTGCAATCGAAACATGGTCATCGGCAAGATGCGACGCCTGGGCATCAAGGGTGGCGTGCCGGCGAACCTTTGGTCCGCTGAAGAGATCGCCACGCTGCGGCGGCTGCACGTCGAATCCGTCCCATATCCCCGGATTGCCGCCGTCATCGGCCGCACCGAGGCAGCTTGCATGAACAAGGCCGCTGCAATCGGCCTTCCCTCTCGCGGTCACAACACCTCACGGAAGCCCAGGAAGGGCGTCAAGACGGCCGCATGGAATTTCAAGCCTCATCTGGTGGCCGGCATAGAGAAGCCCCCTACAGCGGGCGCTGTGTCGATTGTGGACGCCACCGGCTGTCTATGGGCCATCACGCCCCATGACTGCGACAAGGCCGCCCATATGTTCTGCAACCACCCCAAGGCCGAGAAAGGCCCCTATTGCGAGTTTCACGCCGAGGTGAACCGGGCGCGGCCCGAGGCCAAGCAGGCGATCGCGAACCGCCGTTACATCCCCACTGCATTGCTGCGGTCGGTGGCATGACACAACCTCTAGTCCCATCTGATACAGATCTGCGGGACTTCCACTTCATGCCGCTCGATGTCGCGCGGCTGATGAATAGCGACCTGGTGGCGGTAGCATCAGGTGAAGAGTTCCGCGCCGCGGTCCTGCTCTGGTGCAAGTCATGGCACCAGGTGCCGGCCGCCAGCCTGCCGAATGATGACCGGATGCTGGCTCACCTTGCCGGGTTCGGGCGCGACCTCAAGGCATGGGGCGAGGTCAAGGAAATGGCCCTGCGCGGATTCGTCCTCTGCGATGATGGGCGACTCTATCACCCGGTAATTGCCGAGAAGGCAATCGAAGCCATCGAAGCCAAGCGCAAGCGCCGCGAACGTACGGCCGCAGCCACGGAAGCACGCAAGCAACCGTCACCATCACCTAACGATGAACGTAACGTACAACGTGACTATCTACGTAACGTTCACCAAGAGACAGGGACAGTGGATAGGGAGGAAGTTAGAGAAGGGGGGCGCGATGCGCCTGGCCTCCCGGCCACCGTCAACCGTGATGCCGCCCTAGCCTTTGATGCCTTCAACGACCTAGCGGCCGAGATTGGCCTACCAAAGGCCCAAGCCCTCACCACCGGCCGCCGGAAGAAAATCACCGCCCGCCTCGACGAATGCGGCGGCCTGATCGGCTGGCAAGACGCCCTCGCCAAGATCCGCGGTTCCCCGTTCCTGCGCGGCGACAATGACCGCGGATGGCGTGCCGACCTGGATTTCATTCTCCAAGCCTCAAGTTTCACAAAGCTGATGGAAGGTTCCTATGACCGAACAACCGTTCAACGGGCTGCAGCCGGTGGGCAGAATAACACCATTGCCGGGGGATTTGATCTCATCGACCGAGCAATCGAACAGCGAGAACGAGAACTTGCAGCGGCTCAAGACGGGCCGGGACGCGGCGAAAACGATCCTTTCGAGGTTCCCCGACTACGGCAAGTCGCCCCCTGAATACCTCGCCGGCATGGCCGAACTGCTCTCGACATTCCCGGCTGACATGCTGCGGACCATGACCGACCCGCGCCTTGGCATTTCGGCCAAGCACAAGTTTCTGCCAACCCAGGCTGACGTTCTGGAGTTTGCCGAAGCTTGGCGCAACCGGCGTGAATCCGTGCGCGACCTCCGACAGGGCAGGGTGCCGGAACCCATCGGTCTCGGCGTCAAGGCTGAACCATTCCCGAAGCTGTGGGCGGCTTTTGCCTCCGAACCCGAACTCCTGCACCGCACATTCGACACGCTATCAGACGCCTCGCGGGCGCTGGTTATTCACGGCAGGGAAGCGGCGGCCGGCATCCTGCGGCGCGGCGTGAGCATCGCTTGAAAATGTTTCACATGGAACAAACTGGCAACGCGCGATGACCGAAGCCCAGCGCGCGGAACTCATCGAACTGGCCCGCCTGGTCAAGTGGAACATCCCCAGCGCCAAACGGCCAGATGAGTTCCACCAGGTCAAGAGCGACATCGAGTTCAGGCTTCGCAAGCTGGCACGCAACACGGAGGCACAGGCATGAAGGTTCTTGTGGGCTGCGAATATTCCGGCGTGGTGCGCGATGCTTTTCTGGCGCTCGGCCATGACGCCATGTCCTGCGACTTGCTGCCCACCGAAAGCCCAGGCCCGCACTATCAGGGCGACCTGTTCGACGTGATCGATTATCCGTGGGACCTGGCTATATTCCACCCGCCATGCACGCATATCAGTGTTTCCGGTAGCAGGCATTTCGAGGCGAAGCGCATGGATGGCCGGCAACAGTCTGCCGCGGCGTTCTTCATGCGGGTTGCGCGCTGGTCTGAACACATCCCGCGCATCGCCATCGAAAACCCCGTCTGCGTTATGTCCTCGCTCTGGCGCAAACCGGATCAGGTGCTGCAGCCCTGGCAGTTCGGCCACGGCGAAACTAAGGCCACATGCCTATGGCTGCGCGGCCTCAAACCTCTGGTGCCGACGAACATTGTTGAGGGGCGGGAGGCGCGGGTCCACCGCATGCCACCGTCGCCGGACAGGTGGAAAGAGCGTTCAAAAACCTACACCGGAATCGCGTCGGCAATGGCTGAACAGTGGGGCAATCCCCAGGAGGGCAAATGACGGATTGGGCAGACAGAATGGCGGCCGATCTCATGGACCAGAAGTGGGACAGCCCTTGGGACTTCCGCGCGGCCTTGGTTGATCTCCTGCGCCAGAACCGGGCGGATTCCCTGGATGAGGCGGCGCTTGTCGCCGCAAACGAGGCGCACCCATACATCGCCAACAAAATCCGTGAACTCAAGGACCGGGAACCATGAGCGACAGGCAGCGCACCATCGGCCCAACTCCCGAACGCCGCAGGGGCGGCAGGAGGCTTTCCAGCGAACCCGGCTATGACGGCGCCTTCGAGGTGGGTTCCCGTCTGGTTGATGACCCATTCGAGCCGGGCAACAAGATCGCCGTCCCGTTCAACGTCCGCCACGATCCATTGGCGAGGATGCTCAGCCGCGGGGAAATCGATGACGCCCAGTACCGCGCCGGTGAGGACTTGAGGGCCTGCGTGGAGCGCCTAGGAGGCTCTGGCGCACCCGCCGTCGATACTACCAAGGAGGCAGTCGATGGTGGTAAAATCTATGATGGCATCCCCGAATCCACAATGAAGGCCGCCAAGAAACTGCGAGAGGCCCAATCGGTCCTGGGGTGGCAAACCTACAGGCTCGTCCGGTCCATCGTCTGCGACGGCCTCAACGGTTCCCTGATCGCCCAGCAATCGCAGGCGAGGGTGGACCGGAAGGCAGTGCAGGTGCAGGTGCGCCGCGGCCTAGAGCAGCTGGCAATTCTTTGGAACTACGTCACGGACCCCGCAAGCATTCGGACCCGCGCAAGCATGGTCTCAATGATGCTCGAACGCCCAGGATGGAACCATGAGGAAACCGAAGCCAATATCGTTATCGCCCATTCCCCGTCCCAAAAATCCTGAAACAAGGGTATTGCCACGGACCCATAAACCTCCTATAGAAGCTCATCCCCCAAATTTGCGAGTAGGTCATTGGCAGGTCGTTCGACGGCTTGACGATGGCCTAGTCGAATTGGCTCACCCGGCCGGCCACCGCCGCCGTGTGCAGTTAATTTGCTGCGTTGAGTGCCAGGAGGTTAAGCCCGACTTCGAGTTCCAGACAGTCGTGCCAGCCAATCTCCGGCTTGGCGACGGGCTATGGCACAAGAGCAGTTATTGCCTCGAATGCGATGCTGCCGCGGAGGCGGAGGAACGGCGCCTAGCGGCGATTCGTTCCAAAGCATACTTGGCGGCGATGGGTATGCCGAGGAACAGCGCCGAAAAGCGGGCTGTTGCAATGACGGCGGCAACGCCCCTATGGGCAGACCGCGCAGCCATTCGAGACATTTACCAGGAGTGCCGCGCCAAATCGCGCGAAACAGGCATTCCTCACCACGTTGATCACATCATCCCAATTCAAGGGCGCATCGTCTGCGGCCTGCACGTTCACTGGAATTTGCAGATCCTGACGGCATCCGAGAACTGCTCCAAGAGCAACCGACTGCATGAGGAATATCTCGCCCTCGCCAGAACGGGCTAAGCCCTACGATTGGCGCGCGGACGCCCTCAACATCTACCACCTCGCATATCACCTCAAGGCGCTGGCCCTCGGATCTCGGAGGCCGGCAACACCTGCCGAAATGTATCACGCGGAGGCGCATGGTGCGATTCCGTAGCCTTCTGGCGGCCCCGAATGCTCCAAGCGATTAGGGGTGGACGATCCCAGCCTTGCCGCATCGCCTGCATGCCCTGGCCCGCCAGACCTAACGTGCCTGCCACGCCTCTCGCAGAAGCGCATCAAGCGGGCCTCTCCAAGTCCTAGCTAGGGCAACCGAGGCTAGGCCGGCTGGGTTGATCGCCAGCCGCTACGATCAGCCGGGGTCGGCCTCTGCCGCAAGGCATGCTCCCCGGCTTAGTCCTCTCAACCAGGAAACCCCATGCTCCACAAAGGCCGACCACCCGAAGGCGTGACGCTCGAGGGCGCCCGCCGCCATGCCCAGCTTATCAGTGCGTACTGGTCAAAGCGCGGCTTCGATGTGGTCCCGCGCGTCGAGGAAGTGGCAAGCGGCAAGCCTCACGGCATGGCGCTCGTCTGGGGCATCCGTTCCAACATGGTCAACGGCATGCCGCAGAGGGTGAAATGAACCCCGAGTTCCGCCTCTGCGCCATTCTCACCATCTGCGCCCTCGGCCTCATCGGCGTGGCGCTGACCATTCCGGCAATCGTCTATCACTGAGGGCCTGATGCGCGTCGAGACCATCGGAGACGCCACGCTCTACCTCGGAGATTGCCGCGACATTCTGCCAACGCTGGGCAAGGTTGATGCGGTTGTAACCGACCCGCCTTATGGGATTGGCGAGAACGACAAAAAGGTCGCCTCT